ACTGTAGGTCTCTCACAACCTTCTTTTTTCATTTGCTTTGCTATTCCTACAATGGCAACGGCGGCCGCAACTTTTGCAGCTGCGCTTAATTGGCCAGCTTGGACTATAGCTAAGACATCAGCCGCGTCGGTTTCCCATCGTTTACAACGACTTAACGGTCCTATAACTCTATCACCTATTGTAATATATTCTTGAGTCTTAGGTTCAGCCTTAAACCCTACTGCGTCAGCTACTGTTTCAACTGTTTCTAAAACAGTATCTACAACACCGCCACCAGTCGCTACAACTGCCTCTTTTACTTTCTTTTTAACCTCTTCAAATAACTCATCTTTTTGTTCATCAGCCCATTTTAATATTGGGTCTTTGAAAAGATAAGCAAGGGCACCTCCACCAGCAACAATCAATACTACAGCTGATGGAATTGCAGTCTTTAATATTGAACTTTCTTTTTGTTTGTTTAAGAGATCGTCTAGTGCTCTTTTTTGAACTGCCGATATCTTTCTTAATTCTACGCCTTGAGGAACTGCTGCAATTGGCACTATAGGCCCTTATACCCATTTTCTTTTAACCACCAAGGGTCAAATTCAATTGGCTTATACCATTCACCTGTTGGTAAGTCTTTAATTGGTATTATTGGTATCATTGGTGTTATTGGGGGTGTTATTGGGGGTGTTACTACTGGTATTTCGGTCTTAAATTCAGCTATTGCGTCACTTATTGGAGTAGGTGAAGTAGTTTGAGGTGAAACACCGTCCTTCTCTAATAAGCTTACAATAGTAGGTAAAGCAATAATAAATTCAGCTATCATCTCTTTTTCTTTCCTGCTGGTGTCTTTCTAAACGCTATAGCCATCTTCTTTAGATTAATCTTATTAGATCTAGCATACCTAAATCTAGGTTTCTTACTGTTAGCCTTTACAAACTTATTCCAAGCACTAAGTTTACGCTTGCCAGTAGAGGTTTTAGGTTTACTACTTGGAAAAGACCTAGATCCCCTTGGTAAACTTCCGTTTACATAACGACCTTCGGCAAACGCTATGCCGTCAGCCATTCCATCACGGTAATACTGTCGTTCTCTTTCTGTAGGCATTATACTATTCTCATAAATGCGGTCTCTATCTTTGCGGCTTCTGACCCTGTATTATTAGTAATGCTAAATTGTAATAACTTTTGGTCATGAAGAACTTCACTAATCATAAATATATTCCAGACGTCCGCCGTTACTGATTCGGTTGCATCACTAAAACAATTGGACATGCCACTATTACCAGCACCTAAGTTACCTCGTAAAAGCTGAGCTGGATTAACTGGAACCAAACCAGCAAACCCACCATCAACGGACTGTGGTCCCATAACTCCATGCATAGCATAGTTACCCGCTTGGTCTGATAATATAGCCATTACTATATGTCGATAACCAGTCATATCCAAAGGCCATGAACCATCAGCATTAGTTGTAGGTGTTAGAATTGTAGCGCCATTCGCGATTGCTTCATCTACTGACCTAATGTTAAAAGCTTCATCGCTAGATTTAACTCCTTTCCAATTACCTTTTTCATCAACGAATCCCGTATCTAATGTAGGTTGAATATATTGGGGAACTTCAATGGTTCCATCTACTGTTGCGGACTGAACGCCCGCGGCTCTAGTTAAACTCCAAGGAGCGTAACCAGTCCGATTGTAAACCATCTATGCAAATACTAAAGTTACTGCGGCCGCACAGGTACCTAAGTCGGCATCCATGGCAACTGCTACTGAAATTTGATTAGATCCGACGCAAGGTATAGCTACGTCTAACATCATTGGTAAATTACTACGTCCATCACTGGTCTCAGTTCCTACGTTAGTGCTAGAGCCTAATACTAATGTTTCCTGACCGTTACTTAATCCATCACCTGATAGTTGACAGGCAAAAGTTGATGTGCCAGCTGTGGCGCCATCTTGTGATACTGTCGCTATGATTCCAACAATCGAGCTGGATTGCGATGGTACTTGTATTGCTGCGGTTGTAGATTGTCCGTAAAGACTACCTAACGCTGTAAAGCTATCGGCTGCCGTTACGGCGCCCTCTCGTGTCCTATAGAATGCCATTGTTATTTATTTTCTCCTTATATCCCGAAACTATCCCTTTCTGGTGTCATTGCTTTGATACGGATTGGTCCTAGTTTTGCCAAAGTTCCGCTTGCAAAATTACGTGTTAATGCTTTACCAACAAAAGCTGCTGCTAAAGTCCCTATAATTTTTGACTTGTTAGTCATAATTGTAGTCTCTAATGTCTTAAGACCGGAGGTTATATCTCCTTTTAATCCTTGCTGAATAGCAGTTGCGGCCCCTGTAGATTGAGCTAAAGATATAGCTGTCCCCGCTTCTATTGCTGAAATGTTAAATGATTTGCGTGCCCTACGTCTTGGGGCTTTACGTCTTGCTACCATAACCCCGTTAGTAAGGGTCTAGTATAAACGTTTTTGGCCGCAAGAACCACACGTGTCAGGATGGTTTATTTCAGTATTCCACTTACTATAATACATCTGAATAGCTTGTTCTATAATCATAGAGTTAGTAAAGCTTCTACGAGATCCATTAAAACTTGCTGACTTAGCCCTAGACATTTTAACTTTATCTACTTTTATCCTAGCATCAGGGGTTAATCTAACCATAACACTCTCTTTAATTTCTCCTCTTTTTCTACCCATTTATAGTGTCTCCTTGATAAAGTCTGTATATTGTGTAATTTGTTTTATTACTTTATTGGTTTTCCTTTCTATTAAACAAGCTTTGCAATATTTCCAATGACCCTGTGTTGGGACGTCAAGTCTAGTTTGTTTGCACTTAGAGCATTTACTGTATGGCATTATTCATCACCAAATAAAATAGATATGCCCTTATCATCTTCATCGACTAATTCGATATACAACAATACTTTTTTCCCAGTATTTAAATCTAGCTTAAAGTGTTTTCTTGTTTTTAGATTCAATGTTTCACCTGTTTTGTATATACAAACAATGCTATAAAAAGAAAGTGGTCACGCAATTTTGAAATACTTATATAATAATAACAATAATCCGATACCTATCTACTACTACTTATATAACAAATCCTTAAGTTTTTGGGGTTTTAGGGCTGTTTTACCCCTATTTACCCCCTCTTTTTGACTGTTACTAGGCTCTTGAGGGGCTATCAAGGCCCCAAGTCCGGCCTTATTGGCCGCATATTCTACCATCATTGACATCCAATCACCTTCTTTGGCTGCTTTTCTAACATTATTCATTGGATCTAGATTCTGCGCTTTTTTTGTCATAGCTCCAATTGAACCAAAAAAAGAATCTTGAAATGATTCTAATTTTTCGTGCATCCTATCATCTATTTCATCTATAACAGGTTCTAAATTATTAACTAACCAAGCTTTCTCTTCAAATTTAGCCTCCCACTCAGCAACAACCCACTGTCTTAAAACAAAACGATAAAGAACTAAAATAATTACAATCTCTCCTACAAAGAGAATTATCAAATCTGGATTCATTATGCTTCATCCCAATTTGCTTGGCTGATTACTGTAGGTCTCTCACAACCTTCTTTTTTCATTTGCTTTGCTATTCCTACAATGGCAACGGCGGCCGCAACTTTTGCAGCTGCGCTTAATTGGCCAGCTTGGACTATAGCTAAGACATCAGCCGCGTCGGTTTCCCATCGTTTA